CGTCCGTTGATAATCCAGCAGATGCTGGAAATATAAAATTTTTCACAAATTCATCTTCGGAAAGACTTCGTATAGATTCGTCTGGAAGAGTTGGTATAGGGTGTACACCAACTGCACAGTTTGCTCATAATATTTTACAAATTGGAAATCAAGCTACTTTAGGTGCTAATGCTGCTTTATCAACTACAGGTCAAACTTATTTAACCCATAATCTATATTTTGATACAAGTGGAACTTATCAAGTATTTAACACAGGTAGTGCTAATGAAGGAGCAATAGTAAGTTTGGTTGATGGAACTTTTAAATTTTCCAATGCAGCAGCTACTACTGGAACTCCTACAGTAACAGAACGTATGCGTATAGATTCGTCTGGAAACGTAGGAATAGGTACCACTCCTGATAGTGGGGTTAATTTACACGTTCAGCATGATGGTGAAGCCAATATGATTTTGGAAGGTAATGTGAATGGTCAAGGTGGTTATTTAATGTTGAAGAATAACTCTGACAACGCAAATACAACCATGTCTATACAAAATTTAGACGCTGGTGGTCAAGGAACATCTGAAATAACTTTTCAAAATGTAAGTAATGCTAATAATGAAGGTTTAATGATGTTTAAAACTAGACCTTCTGGCGGGTCTATGACAGAACGTATGCGTATCACAAGTGATGGTTATGTAACTAAATCTAATCATCCAGCATTTTGCTATAAAAAACTTGATAACGCTCATTCTGGTTCTAGGATGACAAATGATGGAGATTTGGAATTTAAAGATGCTATACTTTCTAGTAGTCATTACAATGCTTCCAACGGACGATTTACTGCACCTGTTGCTGGTACATATTTTTTCTCTATTAGTCTTCTCTTAGATGACAATGCAACTGATGGTACTAGATATGTTTATTTAAGAATTAATGATAGTAATACTATTAATATGATTTACAATTATTTTCATAATACTGGAAGTGCTAAATATTACCATTGCTCTGGTAGTGGTATTGTAACCCTTGCTGCTAGTGATTATGTAACTTTCTACGGTAACGAAGGTTGGCACGTTGGAAGTGAAAGCATGATTTCAGGTCATTTTCTAGGATAATTTCTTATAAAATATAATACTTTCTAAAAACATGGATTATACAATCACTCTGACAGACACAGAAAAAAAGTCTATGGAATATACAGCTCTTAATGTAGATACTTGGATTACAAATGCTGCACAAGTTAGAGCAAAATTAGCTAAAGAAGAAATTATTTCTACATTAGTTACTCATTGCAATGCTAATTCAATAGCTATTGCTACAGGCGAAGATGCACAGGTGACACAAGCTTATACATTAGGCATAGTAAAAACTGCTGCTGATAGGCAAAAAGAAACTGACGATACTAAATAGTGGAACTACCCACCATAAACATTCCAGATACACAGACATACGAAACAATATCCATCCCTCTACCTACAGCTGATGTTCCATCATATAAAATGATAATTGTTCCACCTAGCGATCTTGAACGTCCAGAAGGTACGGAAGAAATAAAAACTGAAACTGAAACTCCAGACCCACCTAAGCTGGATATACCTGTATTAGATATACAGTTACCTCTGCCAACTGCTGAAGTAGTAGCAACTGCAACTTATGCAGCTGTGGCAGCAGTAGCAACCACCACCCTAGCTACACCATTCTTTGATCAAATAAAGAAGAAACTACAAAAATTCATTCAAGGTAAAATTAACAAATGGAAGGAAAACCACCAGAAGAAAAAAGAAAAGGACTAATAGGTAAACTAAAAGATGTTGCTGAAGATAAGGAACATCAAATAGAAATCTTAGGTACTTTTGTTAGACTTGGCGTAGTGGTGTGGTCAGGTTTTATTATTACCATGAACTACGTAGATATACCAATGGTTAAGAAGTCTGGTAACTCAGATATAACTTTTGTCGCTTCGGTATTTACTGGAGCACTTGCTACCTTTGGCTTGACTACTGGTAAGAGTAATAATAGCAAAACACTTGAATGCCCGATGGCAAAGAAATCAGAACCTACATCAAAAGCATGAAGAAATGGTTAATACTCTTAGCTCTGTTGTCACCCGCAGTAGCGAGAGCAAATACTGTTACGCCTCAGTTCACCCAAGGGTCGATGAACAGTACGACAACAACAACTCAAACTGTAACAGAAACTATCCAGACTCAAGTGTTTGGTGGCAAATTAGACAGCTGGACTGGAAGCAATGTTACAGCAACCTCCGCAACCTCTGGAGGAATAGCAGCAACAGATACGGTATTCGATATTCAAACAGCTGGGAACGCATTTCAGCTAGAAACGGTGACCAGAGCTGCAGGAGTAATAGAGCAAATAGACGTGACAAGAAATATCACCACAAACGCTACTACTACTTCCTTATCGGTCTTCTCTCAATAGGAAGTCCTGTTTACGCCGAAGGCGAAACGAACAATACATCTAA